TCTACTGACTCGCTAATCAGCGCGGCAACTGCTTCGTGAAGAAGATTCATATCTATGTCGCTGTCCGATAGCGGAGTTGAAGGGACGCTTTCAACAAATGACGGTGGCGTCAGCCAAGTCTTATACTGCGTCCCCATATGTGTCTAATTATACCTGTTAGCTTGTTTTTACGTTGTCCTTTACAAACTTGATCTCACACGAGTCTGTCGTGCAATACCTCTCGCCGATCGCGTCGGCGGCCATTCCAGCGTAGACACCGGTGAGGTCAACCAGGAACAACTTACTTACCGCGGCCGTATACTCGTCTTCGGTGACCTGCGTGTACGGCATCTGTGGATAGGTCTCATTGCCACTCGGCAAGAACGATACCGTCTTGAGCTGCCCGTCATACATATGCAGCACTGTGCCGACGTGTTGCGCCTCTGCGTCACGGTCAAACGAGATGGTAACCGACACTGAGTTGTCAGACCAATGCCGCTGAGCCGTAGCAGCTAGTGACATCTTTTCAAAGATCGTGACATCTTTTTCAGAGCGACGCGCTTCGGATTTGATCGGGAAGAAGACGACCGATGTTGAGTCCGGTGATTCCGATGCGGGCTCGACCCTGTATCCGGCCATCTTGAAGAGAGGCAGCATCGGATCTTCGTTCGAAAATCTAATAGCACGAAGGAAGAACTGTCCACCTGGTGTCCAGTGTACCCCAGGCGACTCACCTGCGAGTATCGAAACTGTGCCTGACGGCTTTACCGTGGTCATCTTGATTGACTCGCGGATTCCCAGCCACTCTGAGTACACGATGTCGTAGCCTTTGACCGTCTCGTATCCGGTGTCCATCCAGTCGCGAAGAGTCGGCAGACCGTGCAGGTCTGCAAAGTTAGCGACGCCTGACATCGATGTACCGATGCGCCTGTTGCGCTGCATGATCGCGTTTGTCTCCTCCCAGTGGGTCGGCAGCAGCGTTACGGTCTTGGCGTAGAGGTACGCAAACTTTAATGTCCGCTTGTAGTCTTCAATGTCGGTGTGCCTATTGAGGTATGTCTCTACGAGCGTGCAGCACTCATATGACTCAAGCGACTGCTCGGCGCACGGGTTGTATCCAGCGACTCGTCGGTCTTTATTGTTCGGCGCGTCGGCCAACCGACCATACTTTCTACTGACATCTAGCCAGATAACTCCAGGCTCGCCGTTAAGCGCGATCCCATCAATGATCTTTGACAGATCTGCGCCGACGCTTGCCTCGACAGAGTTATTCGACATCCACCCCCACCCTGGAGCATCCGCACTGTAAGAGTTTCGCTCAGGAAATCGAGCTGGATTCTTAAGGTTGAGAAACTCGTCATCGTCGATTCGACCAAGAAGCAGCTCAGCAGAGCGCCTTACGTTTCCAGAGACAACGCAAACACCGATCAAGTTACCGATGTCAGCCACGTCGCGACGCGTAAGTTTTTCCCCGGCGCGGCTTTCAAAGATGCGGCGGATGTGCGTGTGCAGCTTAAGCAGCGGTTCGTGTCCAGCGGCTGTTCCGCCAAATGTCTTGATCGGCGTTCCGTTTGGACGGATCTTGGCGTAGTCAAATGCGATCTTGCGCTGCTCTGGGCGTAGGTACGAGTTGATAAGCATCGCAACCGACTCAACCCAACCTTCACGTGTATCAGGAATCTCGTACACAAGCGGTTCCGTTGGGTGCAGCGGCTCATAGATAGTGAAGTCTTTATCTGCGCCTTTGTCGTCAAATCCAACGCCGACACCGAGCATCGACGCCTCCATCAAGAAAGAAAACGGCCTGGCTGGATTGACCTTTGTCATCTCACTCGTTGAGACAAACGCGCAGTTTTGTAGCGCGGCCGAGTTTTTTAGCTCGTTGACAAGCGGCGTACCCATGACCCACAGGCCGCGTCCAGGCGGCGTCCACTTGAGGTTGAACATACGGTCAAACGCCTCTCGCGCCGAGGCCTGTCCTTTTGCGTCGTTCCACGGCAGGCGGCTTGACCTGCAGTGATCTTTCTGCAGTGAATACATTCCGTTGATGACGCGCTCGCATACATCTACCCAGGTTTCTTTTGTTCCGTCTTCCTTCAGTCGCGAGTACGTTCGCAAGAACGTGATCTCTCCGACGCTGTTGCCGCCTGCGTCTCGATACCCGAACGGCGGCTGTTTGTCTTTGTACGAGGCGACAAATTCTTCACTAAGTTTGAATGAAAATTGCACTGGCATATACTCTCCGCTTGTTGCGATTGGCAGGTGTTTATCTTACTATTTGTTCGTGTATCTCAGCGCATTCGTGGCACACAGGGTACTTTGACCCGTCGCGCGATGGCACCCATATTTTCCCGCAAAGAGCCATGATCGGGACGCCGTTGACAAACGCTTCCATGATGTCGTTTTCCTCGGCGTAGTGAGCGAAGAGGTCGTGGTCTCCGTTAGTCGTGTCAACCGTAGTCGCTTGCTTTTCCTCAGTAGATGACATAGGACTACACTAACTCTTGGCAGCTCGGGCACCAATACAGCGTGCGCCCAGCGAGAGGCGCGACTTGGACGCTTGACCTGCACACTCGGCAACTTTCTCCGCCGCGCTTGTATACGTATGAGAAATGCGCGCAGCCATGCAGCTTCACCTCGTCGCCGTACAGGTGGTTTTTCGCCACGGTGCGGATCTTTCCGTCGCGCGACCCGTCACGCAACAAGGCGCGAGACAAGTCCCAAATCTCTGAGAACTCAGCCTCTATTGTTTCCTTGCCTGGAGTAAACGGTGACGTCTTTGTCATAAACAAGATCTCAGCTCTATAGACGTTTCCGATTCCGGCGATGACAGACTGGTCCATCACCAGCGCCGCGATCGGCTTATTGCTTTTCTTGATCTTTACCCACGCGCGGCCAGGATCTGAATCTGCGTGTATCGGGTCCGGCCCAAGTGACAGCTTCTTGTCCTCGACTTGCTCGTCGGTCCAGAGCTGGCACGCTGTCGGCGCGATGAGGTTTGCCGCCGCTCCTGCGCCCTCGATTCGCAAGCGTGTTGACGCACTCGGCGGGTCATCGTCAAAGTAGAGCCAGCCGTAAAGTCCGAGGTGAATGTGGACGTTCATGTCGTCTCCGAAGTGCAAGAACAGGTGCTTACCGTGCGCCGTCACGCGCTCGAGCGTCTTGCCGTCAAGCACGCCTGCCTCGGCGTAAAACCGCCCCTGCGGCGACGCGACCTTTACCTTCTCGCCAACAAGCGTCTCCTCAAAGACGTTGGCTAGGTGCCGTATACTGTGTCCTTCTGGCATGTGTCTCTAGTATCCTATCCTCCCTCCGCCTCCTCCGCTAGGAAGACGAAGACAATAGCCGCCGCTGAAAACTCAGCTTTCGCACCGTGCTCGTTGATGTAAGATCTATGAAGCACACGCCACTAGTACTCAAGACTGGACGAATACTTAACATGGCACAGATTAAGAACATCATCTTACGCATCATCGCGACCTTCGCGGCCTCAGGTCTCGGTGTCATCGGCGCCGGAACGATCGCCGGAGTCCCACTCTGGCAGGCGATCTTCATGGCCGGTATCGGCGGCGTCGCAACGGTCATTGAGGGCCTGTCTCGAGCCTTCTTGGACGACGGCAAGCTTACACTCGACGAGATCAACGCCGTGTTTGACAAGGTCGGCAAGCAGACGCCAGACCTCGACTCGGCAGAGGTTGCCGCCGAGGAGCACCACGAGTCGTGAGCCGTGCGGCCATGTTTCTCGCGCCGCTTGCGCTTGTCCTCGCGTCTTGTGGCTATGACGGACATTATCGCTATGAGTGCCAAGACCCAGCGAACTGGGAAGAGGACTACTGCAACCCGCCAATCTGTCTGGTCGACAACATGTGCACAGAGGCGCTTTTAGGCTTCGACCCAACAGAGGAAACGATAGCGCCATGACGGGTAACTACCTAACGGGAGTCGATGTTTCCGAGTACCAAGGCAACATAGCTTGGAAAAAGGTAAAAGACGCGGGAATAGACTTTGCCTACATCAGAAGCAACGTGGGACTAAAGGAAGACGCGCTACTAAAGCAAAACTGCCGTAGGGCCAAAAATAACGGCATTCCCTTTGGGGTCTATGTCTACATCAAGCCAGAAGAAGATGTCGTTGACCAGATGCGCATGGTTTTGAGCAACCACAAAAAGCACGGTGCGACGCTTATTCCGCAAATTGACATCGAGCATCATGGTGGAGCTACGCCAAGGATGATGAAACAAATTGTCAGGATGTGTGTCAAGATGGCGACCGACGCGCTAGGCAAGCCACCGGTGATCTACACCGGCGCAGTTTTCTGGAACACCCATGTAAACATGCGGTTTGGCATCTCCCATTGCCCACTGTGGGTTGCGCGCTATGTGTACTACTCAGATGCCGAGTTTGCAGAAAAGCCAATACCCAAGGATCCTTCCCTGTGGGGAGACTATGCGTTTGACTCCAAGAAGCTTCCTCAGCCTGTAAAAGGCTGGAAGAAATGGGATGTCTGGCAGTTCGCAGCAAACCACAACCGTGCAGGCAAAAAGCTTGGCATGTCCTCTGCCCACCTTGACTTAAACATACTTAAAAGAAACTCTATGGAAAGGTTTAAGTTGTGAAGCAGCGCCTAACTCCTCACGAAATTGACGCTCGACTTAAGTTCGTTGTTGGCTGCGTTTTGGCAGGCGTTCTTACAATTACCACCGTTGGTGTTCTTTACGCTCTCGTGTTTGTAACGCAACCGATCGGCGTGCAGGCCGAAAATGATAAGATGTTTTTCGGCGTGCTTTCAAGCGTCGCCACGTTCATTACAGGCACTCTCGCCGGTCTGATGATCTCGACTGGACGAAACAAAGAAGAACAAACAAGCGACGACTTACAGCAAAAGTCACAAGTAGAAAGCGAGTAATAGGTCATGGCAAAGAAGGTCGAGTGGGACTACATCGTCAAAGTCACGATGCCGAAGGACCTCAACAAAGTTAAGGCAGGCATGCTGCCCAGCGAGCTTCTCCGCCCGGTACCCGGCGGCGGTAAGCTGCACTGGCTCGCAGCCCAGGCCTGGCTCGCGATGGTCGCAAAGGCAAAGGCGGATGGCATCGAGCTAAAGCCGACCTCGTCCGGCGATACATACCGCGACTACGAAGGCCAGAAGCGCGGCTTTCTCGCCCGCTACACAAAGACACCAATCGCAGGTGCCTCAACACGAACCTTTGAGGGGCACAAGTGGTATCTCAAGAAGGGCAACGCTCCGATGGCGGTACCCGGCACAAGCAACCACAACTGGGGACTGGCGGTAGACGTCCACACCGCTTCAGAGGCAAAGCGCCTCAAGTGGCTGATCGCAAACGTCAAGGACTTTGGCTTCTCGTGGGAGGTCGTTCCGTCTGAGCCGTGGCACATTCGCTACGTCACTGGAGACAACGTTCCAGCTGCCGTACAGGCTTGGGTCGAGGCCAACGGAGCGCCAGCGCCGCAGGCAAGCAAGCCGGCTCCGGCACCTAAGCCGGCGCCAGCACCGGCACCCGCGGATGATGACGACGATGACAATGATGATCCAATCAAGCAAGGCGACAACGGACCTCGCGTTGAAAAGCTCCAAGAGGCCTTAGCCAAGCTAGGGCACTACTCTGGAAAAGTCGACGGTGACTTTGGGCCAGTAACAGCAGCCGCGGTCGTCGCGTTTAAGCGCGCAAACGGGTTGAAGGGCGGACCAAAGGTCGGCAAGAAGGCTCTAAAAGTACTTGGAGTCGACTGATGACCGAGATAGTTGTTGCGCTTATTGGAACGGTCGGCGTCATAGCCGTGGGCTATCTCGAGCACGGTCGTCGCGCTAACAACGCGCGCTGGGAACAGAACTCAGTAGAGCACGGTCACGTCGTTGACAAGATCGAGACAATCGGTCGCTCTTTGGGTATCTCTATCGATCGCGTCGAAGAGACGGCTCTCCGAACCGAGCAGAAGCTAGACCAGCACCTCAATGATCACCTCACAGGAAAGCTAAGAGATGGGAAAAAAGAAAAAGAGCAGCGGCGGGTCAGGTAAGGCCGCCCAGCAGCGGACGCGCATTAACCCCCAGACTGGCGAAATTGAGGTCGTGCCTGGCACTAAGGCTGGCAAGAGGCGTACCCGTCTACCGATCGGCCACCCCCTGCGTACTCACGACCTTCACGGCCCTGTAGGAAATAAGAAAAAAGACTAAGGCTTATTCTTTTTGGGACAGCGTGACTTGTCCCAGGTGCACGGGTCCCACGGAGCCCAGCCTGACAGGTCATACAGAAGCTTACCTGCGCGCAGGTTTGTTAGCGGGTCTAGCAGCTGCTGCTGCTCGCAGATCCCAAGGTCAAGACAGACCCTGGCCCACTTGTTTCTCTCTAGGTTGTAGTTGACTCCGTTGATCTGAAGCAACCCCGTGTCTGACCGGTGGTTCCACTCTGTTACCCGCGTGATCTTGCAGTTTTTGTCTACAGCGTCTCCACCTAGTCGATTTGGGCAACCGCCAGACTCACGCAGGATGATCTGACCAAGCTTAGGCCAGGTCTTTTCTGGCCAGCCCGCCTCGGCGGCCAGCGTCGGCAGCCAGCTGATGTCGCCGTGCCTGAACACAACACCGTCGACCTTCAGCACACGAGCATTCCTCACCTTTCTCTCCGCCTCTTTTTCGTCCGCCTCTACTAAGGCAACCTTAGCCGCCGCGGCATCTTGATGTACAACTTCTGCAGATTGTACAACAGGGGCTGGAACGTATCCCGCCTCGCTCGCCATGACGACGTTTGCTCCCGTGATGGTGCCAAAGAGACATAAAAGCATAGCCATCTTGTTCATGTGTGTGGACGCTCCTTAGTTGATGTATGTTCAGGGGCCGTCTTGCAACTGGACCCATCCTACACGCGCAAACCACGAAATGTTTACGCTTGAGTTACAAAAGTGCCCGCCAGTCCGTTGTAGAGCAACAACGAGAGGCCAAAGACCTAAATGCTTTCGGTCGCCTCTCGTCGTCATGCTTCTTCCTTAGTCGCCGCTGAAAAGTGGGCTTTTTGCGTTGCTGCGTAACGGTTTCGCCGTATAATCTAAATGTTAGGTTTATACACGGAACTTGTACAATATAGAGGTCTAGCCTATGCCAGCAAAAGGAAAGAAAGCCGCGACCAGGGTAGAGCACGCCCTGCTGTACACGAGGGTGTCGACGCAGATGCAGGCGCACGACGGGCTGTCGCTGGACGCGCAAGAGCGCGAGCTCCGCCGCGCCGCCGAGGCCGCCGGGTTTGCGTCGGCAGAGCTCGTCCGCGAGGCCGGTAGGTCCGGCAAGAGCATCTCAGGCCGACCGGCGCTACGCGACGCGCTCGACCGACTGGACGCCGGCTCGGCAACGGCGCTGTTCGTCACCCGGGTCGACCGCCTCGCCCGCTCGACCCAGGACTTTCTGTCGATCATCGACAGGGCCAACAAGAACGACTGGAGGATCGTCCTCCTCGACCTCAACCTCGACACCTCGACCTACCAAGGTCGGTTCGTTGTCACGATCATGAGCGCCCTGGCCGAGATGGAACGCAACATCATCGCTGAGCGCCAGCGCGACGTTCACAAGGACCGTCGGGCGCAGGGCAAGCGCTGGGGAATTGACCTGGGCCCTAAGCCGGAGGTTGTCGACAAGGTCCGTGACAGGATCCTAAGCGAGCGCGCCGCTGGCCTGTCGTTTCACGAGATCGCTCGAAGACTTAACGCCGACAAGGTCGAGTCAAGTCGGGGCAAGCAGTGGTACGCGATGACTGTCAAGAATGTCGTCGAGCAGGCCCGTCGTGCTGGTTTGGCCGGGCCAGAGGAGCCAACTCTCTCAGAATAGCTCAACTCCAGCCCGGCCGCTTTGGCGCGGCTCTTCGCTTCCGCGCCAAATCACCTGGCGAATCTTGCAGCGATTCCCCAGTCAACCTCTCCTGTTGGGACAGCTCGTGGAACAAGCTGCCTACCAGAGATCTGTGCCCGTGACCCAAGTCCCTCGATCTTCTCACCGCGGTCAGACAGCTTGCGTTGAAACGCGATCTGTGTCATCGGCTTTTCTCCGCGCTCCTCGCTCCACACGCGGTAGATCGCGTATAGCGACTTGACGGGTGTCGCTGTTCCCTCGGACTCGCGAGTCTCCTCGGCGAGGAAGAAGCCGATGCGGTCTTCGTTCTTGCGGTACATCTCGGCGGCATCGCTGACAGCCGTGCACCAGCCAAGCGCGTCACGGGCGCTTGAACCGAGCAGCTTGATCGCGCCCTCAACGGCCCATGACAAGACAGCGGGCAGCGCGCCCTCTGGGTCAAAGATGTAGTGTTTGAGGTCAGGGTCTGGGTTCTCAGGAACATTCAGCAGCGGCACGGGCCTGATGCGGCGCCACATCGCGTCATCGGTGATGATCGGCCTGTGGTTTGTCGTCACCCACAGCTTGGCGCGCGACTGAAACGTAAACGGCTTTTCGCCAGGCGAGCGCGCCGAGATCTCTGACGAACCCGTCAACTTCTTGATCGCGTTCTCCTTGATGCGCTCTGACTCCGGAAGCTCGTCAACCCAGACCATACGTCGACCACGAAGCTCGGCCCAGTGATATAGGTCAGATCCATGGGACATTCCGTCCCCCTGCGCGAGAATGCTGGAGTCAAGCGGCCACGCGTACTGCTGCGTGCCCATCGCCTTGACAAGGGCCTCAACAAGCGTGTTCTTGCCCGATCCCGGCGGGCCATAGACAAGAAACATGATGTCATAGGTTCGCAGGCCGGTAAGTGAGTACCCCGCGGCACGCTGAAGCCACTCTTGAAGTTCTTTGTCGCCGCCGGTCACAAAGTCGATAAACTGCTCCCAGCGGACGTTGCGGATCCCCGGGTTGTAGCCGACAGGCGCGCGCCGCGTGATGTACAGGTCAGGACGGCCCTTAAGCAGCTCGCCAGTCCGTAGGTCAACGACACCGTTCGCGACACCGATGAGGTGCTCGTCTGAGTCCCAGTTTTCAACGCCGACGATGACACGCGGGTCTGACGTCGCGCTTTGGATCGCGCCCTCAATGCGCGCATTTGACTTGGCCTGCTGCGCCCACTTGATCACCTCAGACTGCTTGTCGGCGTCATCGTAATAGTGCGTTACCTCACTCGCGATGATCGGCGCGATCTTTTTGGCAAGCTCTTGCATCTCAAGGTTTTCAACGTCTGGCTTCCAGTAGCTTCCGTTCCAATGAAACCAGCCAAGCCCAGGCGTGTAACGGACGGCCGCGCCGAAAGAGTCAACAAGTCGTCGGCCGTTTCCGGTGTCTGTGAGTGTGCGCTTGCCAGGTTCTCCACCGTCACCCTCGCTAAGCGCGTCAGGGTCAAGCGGAACGTCGATGTTTGAGAGGCTGCTTGCCGACGCAAGAGAGTCGCCATCCTCGACCGCCGCCGCGATGATCCCGCCGATTGTTCCTGGTAGAGAAGATGACACCGGCTGAGTTGACTTGATGCTGTCGGCGCTCTTCTTAGACTGCACGAGTAGCGCGTGCGACTCTTCCTGAGACCGCTTTGCCCACTCCTGAAGCCCTGGCCAGATCTTTTCGGTTCGCGGGTTATCGACAACAAACTGGATCGCGCGGCGGACGTGCATAAGTAGCCCGCCTGGTCCCTCAAGCGGCAGCGGCGGACGAACCTTTTCGGCGTTAAACCTAATCATCATTGTCTCAACCGCAAGCCTGCCCGCCTCGGTGTTGACCGGAAACTTGTTTGCAAGCGCACACGTCATTGAGTAGATGTCAACTGCTCGTGAGCCTTCGTCAATTCCTTCTTCGAGTAGTCTGTCAACATCGACGCGCTCACCTGCAAAGTCCAACTCGTTGAGGAAGGTCCAGTCTCCCTGGCCGACGTCAGTACCCGACCGTCGTCCGCGCTTTCGAAGAGCACTAAGTAGCTCTTCTGGAGCCTGCGCCATCTCTATTTGCCACGGAGCTTTTCCATCCGCCCAGCTGTAGCAGACACCAGAAAAGTGTCGCGACGGCGCGATTAGTACATATCCGTTGTGCTTGATGTCGATGCCGTTTAGGTTAGACTTCTTGAGGTTACCTAGCAGTGCCTCAGCTGGGTCACAGCGATAGAATAGGTGTCGACCTCGTATAGAACTACCGCCAACTGAGTACTGCCCAGTTATCGCCTCAACGGTCGGAGGAAGTGCTCCATCAACAAGAGCTTCAAACTTTTCAAATGAGCCAGGGCCGCCCGACCGCGGGTCAATGTCAATGACAAAGAAGCCGCTTGGTCGGCAGTTTACCGCGATGTTGTTTTCAGATAGCTCTCCTGATTCCGGCCACCACTGCCGCACCGTGTTCTCGTCTGGCGTCGCCTGCACGTTCCACTCTTTTACGCGAGGGTGCTTGCCGACATCTTTTGGTTCAGGGTGCGTGCTTCCACAGGTGCATCGACCGTTAATGATGCCGTAGCATGGCAGGATGTGCCATCCTTGCTGAGCGTACCAGAGCGCGGCGTTGCCTAATCGACCAGAGGCTGATTCCCAATCCGTCATGTGTTTGCGTTTCTTTCGTTGAGAGAGGTTTTACGTCCGCCGAAGCGCGGGAGGCGACTATAACACAGTTTTTGAGAAAGTTATGGACGTCTAAGAAATTTTTTAAGAACGTGCAAAAAGTATCACTCATGACATTACAATGTGATATCGTATGATACGAAGATGAGCACCACCACCACCACCACGACAAAGAGGAGACCTAAGCCAGTGGGCGACCTTCTTAACGAAATCAAGACCGAAAAAGTTCGTCACGGTAAAAAGTCGCGACTTGCCGACATTATTGAAAAGTTGTCAAAAGATCAGCGCAAAGACTTTATCGCCGCGCTTGACGACCATTCGATCTCGGCATCAAAGATATGCAAGGTTATGGCGCGACACGGCCACAAGATCACACCCGATATAGTTTCGCGGTACCGCCGCGGCGACCTAAGGACGGACCTCCATGAAGTTCAATGAAGAGATCAAGGCTCAAGAAGAGATAGACGAGCTGCGTAAGGCGCTGAAGCTCGCTCAGGCCGCAGAGTACAAGGCAAAGCGCAAGAACGAAGAGATTGTCGAGGCCGTGTATGCCGCTGCGCGCGACGCTGCACTTGCCACTGGCAGAGGAAAATCTATCCCTACAAAATCAGCGACTCCGCCGCGGCAAAAGAAAGCAGCAAAAGAAACAGCCGAGGTCGTTCTTGCGCACGCAACCGACTGGCAGCTTGGTAAAAAGACCGTCTCTTACGGAATAAAGACATGCGGAGACCGCATGCTGCAGTTTACCGAAAAAACAATACAACTCACAAACATCCAGCGCGCCGACCACCCTGTCGACGAGATGGTGCTGATGTTTGGTGGCGACATGGTCGAAGGAATCACGATCTTTCCAGGGCAAGCATGGGAGGTCGAGGCGCACTTATTTGAGCAGCTTTTCGAAGCTGCACGTATTATGGAGATGATGGTCCGAACGTTTTCTGAGCACTACAGCAAAGTTAGCGTTGTGTGCGAGTTCGGCAACCACGGTCGACTTGGCCGCAAGGGCGAGCTGCCAGCGCACGACAACATCGACGCGATGGCGTACCGCATCGCGCAAGACAGGACGCGTGATGTGAAAAACGTCACGTGGCAGATGTCCAATGACTGGTATCAAATCGTCACGGTCGGAAGCTACAAGGCGCTCTTGGTCCACGGTGACGAAATAAAATCATTCGGTGGAAATACTCCTGCTTTCGGAATACTTCGCAAGGCCAACGCATGGGCGACTGGCGTGGTCGAGGACTTTCAAGACGTATACATGGGTCACTGGCACACACCGATGGCACTTACCATGGCTAACGGCGGGCGTGTCTTCGTAACTGGCTCGCCTGAGTCTCACAACGAGTACGCTCGAGAGTTCATCGCTGCGGTCGGCAAGCCTTCGCAGCGCGTGCACTTTATTGATCCGACGCGCGCTAGGGTGACTGCAGAGTACGTTGTCTGGCTCGACTAGGCAACAGACAATAGAAAGCGTAATGGCGCGTAAGATAGGCGTGTGGCGCAACCAAGCCGTGTAAAAAAGAATACGCGAAGCAAGGTGCTATCATCTGTTGCAGACGAGGTCGAAAAGCGCCTAGAAGAAAATCAGATCGAAGATCTCACAAAAACGGCTGTCGTCTGGTCCGCGATGCTTGACCTCGAAACAACAATGCTTCCGTCGCAGGTCGCGGCGCTGCTTTCGGTATATAGCACAGTTAGAGCTACTACACTAGTTGAAGCAGAGGAGCACTGGAAAGAAGCCGCTGTTCTTTCAGTAGCCGCGGCTCATGCCGACATCATCGCTATATCTGCCAGTAAAGACCAAGACATATTGCAAGATACCGAGGCTATAGCGCCTTCTCAAGGCATTGGTTTTGCGGCAGGCATTGGCAATCAACAGCAGTCATAGATGTTACTATCTCATTCTAGGTTTCTAACGACTCGCGCCTTAAAAAACGCCTATCTGTACGGAGAATAAATGAGCTGGTCTGAGGACATCATCACGCGTGTTGTCACTGGAACATGGACTACTTCAGCCGGAGTAGCGGCTATTGGAACCGTCTCTTTTACTCCCACTGTTGTTGTCTATGACGACGATGACGCCATACTTGTTCCCACTCCTATCATTGCGACTCTTAACGCAAGCGGTAGCATCTCAGTCGAGCTTCCGACAACTGACAACTCTGCCCTTACTCCGGCCGGCTGGGCGTGGCAAGTCAATGTCACGCTTAACGGAATCGCTCCATTTAGGTTTAACATCTTTCTTCCATATGGCGACGGTTCAGAAGTTGAACTTGATACGTCAACTTTTACTTCGTCTGCGCCGATATCATCTCGTGGGCCAGTAGGTCCTGTTGGCGCTACTGGTCCTACTGGACCTGCCGGCGCTACCGGCGCAACTGGACCGTCAGGAGGACCAACAGGACCTACGGGCCCGATCGGCGAGACGGGCCCGACTGGGCCGACAGGCGCGGCGAGCACGGTTACAGGCCCGCAAGGCGACACGGGACCGACCGGCGCGACAGGTCCACAAGGAAGCGCAGTTACAATACTCGGTGAATACGCAGATCTTGCCGCGCTTCAAGCGGCTCATCCGACTGGAAACGCAGGGGACGGCTACCTAGTCGATAACGGCGACCTATATGTGTGGTCTGAAAACACGTCACAATGGGTCAACGTCGGAAACATTGAAGGTCCGACTGGCGCTGCAGGTGCGACAGGACCTACTGGCGCGACTGGAGATATAGGACCTACGGGCCCAACCGGTGCGCAGGGTGAAACAGGCCCAACCGGCGCGCAAGGTATTCAAGGAGATACAGGACCGACAGGCCCGCAAGGCGTACAGGGCGTACAGGGCGACACGGGACCGACAGGCGCGCAAGGCGTGCAGGGCGTACAGGGCGACACCGGCCCGACTGGGCCAACTGGCGCGCAGGGCATACAGGGCGACACGGGACCGACAGGCCCAACTGGCGCGCAGGGCGTACAGGGCGACACTGGACCTACAGGACCGCAAGGCGTACAGGGCGAGACAGGCCCGACTGGGCCAACTGGCGCGCAGGGCGTACAGGGCGACACGGGACCGACAGGCGCGCAAGGCGTGCAGGGCGTACAGGGCGACACCGGCCCGACTGGGCCAACTGGCGCGCAGGGCATACAGGGCGACACGGGACCGACTGGGCCAACAGG